TATCAAAGGGAGCCTGCAAAGGGAAGTACGCATAAAGAGGCCCGACTGCTGCGTCAAGGTTGGAGAAGTCGGAACTTTTATTCGTTGCCGTGTATGTCGAGAGGTCTATAACCTCGACATAGACTGTCCTTGAATTGCTCGTGTTATAGAAGAGCCAGAGTTTGTGGTTTGTCTTGTCATAGCAGTAATAAGGTCTGTTGGCTCCGAAGTTGGTCGTTACCGTGACGTTGTGGGTCTCGTTCAACGAGTTATCCGTGAACGGAGGCTGAGCAACGAGTCCCGTCTCCTCGTATGCAAGAGGTATCTTCGTGATCGTGACTGTCGTATTGCTTGTCCAGAACCTATATCCGTACCCGTCCGAGCCGACAAACATAACCATATTATTGATGTCAGCACCGCCATGCGTAAAGGACAGAGCCTCAAAGTTGGCATTGATGCAAGGGGTCATAGCTTGGAACGCCTGCGAATTAGAACCCGTGCCTGCGTCTCCAACGTCAGCGTGAGTAAGACCGAGGGAGTATATCGTGCCGTTGCCTGCCGCACTTCCCCACTCCCAAGCGAGCGTGACTGCTCCGTCTTGAACGATCATTGACGTGTCGAGCGGTCTGCCCCTCGTAACATCGTCCGCCTGACCATAAGAGGACTCCGTCTGCCCTGCGTGTGCTATGACCGGATGCGTGGAGTTGTCGGGAATGAAATAATCCTTTGCAGCTCCCTCAGAGGTCACGTCAAGGGTATTAGTACCAAAGCAGAGAACGCCTCCGAGCATCTTGGAATACAGAGGGAGAAGTTTGCGATAGTCCATTGCACCGCAGTAATTCGATGCGAAAATGTCCTTGAGGGCATCGGTTATCATATTGTCTCCCTCGATGGACTTGACCACGTTCCCTCTGGCATCCTTGAGGTCAATTCTCAAGTGACCTTTGAGATTAGGGAAGTCAAAGCGTCCAACGTGGGACTTTCTCGTGAAATCGTGTATCATTTTCACTCCTCCTCAATGACCTCTTCCTCTTCGGTTCTAAACTGCTCTGTCTGCTCTTCGTAGTAGTCCAGAGCGGCATCGTTGAGCCATCCGTATTTGCTCTGATCTGCTATCAGAACGTCCGCATAGTCAACTGAAAACTCTCCATGTTTGATGCAATTCACAAAAGCATCTACAACTCTCTTCATCCTCTTGGTCATAATGGTAACCTCCTATTAAAGTATTAAAGCCTGCGTTTGAGCTATCTTCTTGTCAATGTAGTGTTGAATTCCTTCTTTGTAACTCACTTCCGTATTGCCGTTAGTATCATTAAACACGTTATTCACGCCCACCAACGCCCTGACCTGCGTAGGCGTGAGCTGATATGTTACGGGTGTGGCGAGTTCGTAAGCCAAAGAAATGCCTGACATAGCAGTTTTGAATTGCTCACCTGTATATGTTGCATAGTCCTCATAATATGCATAAAGATAACCGTTTGAATGGTGTACTGCCAAGCCGTTTATGCACCCATATGTTTGGTCAACTGTAATAGCGCTGAAACCAGAACAAGTTAAATCTGCGACTGTTGAACTTGACGCAGGCTTTTTGATAACATTAGCAAAATCAGAACAATAAAAACGACTTTTTCCAGCCGTTCCAGTTCCTACGGGCGACCAAGAAAAATTACCTAAATTTGAAACATAAGCATGCGTTACCGTCAACACGCCCGTTGTCAAGTCGAGATTACCGCCGTAAACCGTGCCCGCTTCGTCTTGCCAACTGACGGGGTAGGTCGTGCCGTTGTAGGCGGTATAAGCCGTTGCGGTTGAGCCTTCTTCCAACTGTATGCTTGTGCTTGCCTCAAAACTTGACGTAGTAGGCGAAACACTAATCATTTTAGTATCCGCACTTGTGGTAAACGTATAAGACGCACCATTGTAAGGCGTTCTACTTGTAAATGTCGTAGGCGTAAGCGTGTTAAATTGACACAAACGTAAGTTATCAAAGTTTTCCGTTCCTGATATTGTGTAGCTTGTTGACGGTTTAACACGGCAATAAATCGTCTGATATGTATTGCTTGTGGTATATGTTCCGTCAGCTTGCCAAATTCCGTCAATGGCTTTTGTTCTATCAAATAAGTTCTTTCCGCACCTTGTCAAGTTTACGCCCGTATAGCCTGTTATTGCCAACGGGTTTGAAGGCGTGGGAGTGCCTGACGCTTGGGAGGCTACTATGGAGGCTTTGCAATCTACAAGGTCAAGAGCAAGGTCGGTCTCAAAGTTTGCTATTGCTCCCGATGCCGTGTCAATGGGGAGTAAGGAAGTCAGGTCACCTTTCAGCTCTTCCATTCCTTCAAGCACGTTCTTATGCGTGAAGTCGGGAAGGTCGGTCGTGTACTCCGTTCCCTTGAGCATCTTGTTCGCCACTTGGAGGACAGTACCCTTCTTCGTGGAATAACCCGTCTCCGACTGTAAGTCGGGTTGGGTCATAATCATAAGGTCTCCCGTGTTTATCTGCGTTGCCGATGTCATTTCGGAAACGATTATGTCATTGTTTGCCATACTTCCTCCTATTGTTCAATTCTGATTAGCAAGCCATCTTCCGTCTTGACGTAGATATGGTCTTCCGTTGCGAGCGGTAACCACGTCTTGATAATCTGTACGCTCTCGGACAGAGTGAGAATTCCCAGACCCTTGATGTCTATTGCCGTGATGTTCTCGGAGACGGAAATCGTCTCGGAGTTCTCGACATCAACAACGACTGTCTCCGTAACCGCCCTAACGCCCATGCCGACAAGAGCAATTCTGTTGATATTCTCTCTGACCTCGATCTGACCGCCCCAATACTCGGAGCCATACAATCTCTGACCTTCGAGTGTGATATGAGCGTTCTGTACGTCTATCTCGGTCTGCTCTATTCCGTGAGTAATTATCTTCACCTGCCATATATGCCTCACGTTTGGTGCGACATTACGAAGGACGTAGAATAAGTCTCTCGTTATGGACAACTCCGCAGTCTCCCATTCGACCTGCTTTTCCTCTGTCGGCTCTTCTCCCTCTTCGGGTTCGGGTACGATCGGCACTTCGACAGTACCTATCAGAGCGGACAAGCTCTCTCTCGGTTTGTATGCGACCAATTCTTCATCAAGGTAGTAATGAATTTCGTATGAGCCGTTTATAGAGAGGTCTTTGACCATATCCATAAGGAACTCGTGCATAATCTTGACTGTGGTCGTTTGAGCTGCGTAGAAGGCCAGCGTTGCGATCTCCGTCTCGACATCCGGTTCTATCGTTATCTTGTTTAGGTTCGTGAAGTTGTAATAAGTGACCTCGTTCTGGGTCGTGCTATTCTGCAAGCCTGCAATATTCTTGTCAGTCGCAGATTGAGCCGTGCGGAGGTTCGGGTTATCACCAAAGCATTGAACCGTGAACGACTTGTTATACGTCCACGAAACGCTCATAACCGCACCGCTTGACGTGTCTCCCGAATGGTCATCCGTCAGCGTGACAACGTCTCCCAAGTCCAGAGCAATGGACGCAGGGAGCATTGAGAACTTAAAAGGCGTGTATTGCATCCTCTTGATCGAGTTAACAATGGCATTCGCTCGTCTCTCTTTTGCCGAGTACGTTCCCAACTGCATTAAAGGCTGAGAGCCGAGGTTTATCGTCAGTCCTTCATCGTCTCCAAAGTATCTGACTTCTTTTGCCTCGATGTCCGTATAGCAGACAGTATCGTAATAAGTCTCATAGTCGGAAAACGAAGAGCCTGACATTCTCCTATTTTTGGGAACTGTCAGGACTGACGTATCGTCAAACGCTTTAAGGTAGAACTTCCCGTCTCTGCCTGCGTATGCAAAGCCTCCGACCATTTGAGCCAGAGCTGATAACAGATCTCGGTACGTTTCGAGGTTGTTCTCTTCGTATATTCCCAGAACTTCCGTGCCGTTTGGGAGTGCCTCAACGTCTGCCTGACTCATTCCAAACGTGACTCCCGTCTCCGTCTCCAAGAACTGACAAAAGGCATAGATTGATGCCGAGGTTTGATCAACATTCAGCGTCCCGTCAAACTTGGATAACGCATCGTAAGCCGTTATGTCTATTCCTGCCGCAGTCCACACCGCCTCCGCAATGTAGAATACGCCAACCGGAACCGACTCATATATCGGCTCCTCGTTCTCATCAAGTCCGAGATACAAAGAGTCGGAGAGCGTCAAAGTTGCTCCGTAATATTCGCCTCGGTTTAAAATGTCGGACAAGAACGTCAGCTTTAAGACTCCGATGTTTACAGAGCCTAAAGTGACCTTCTTCTCCGCACATTGATTGGAATAGGAAACGCCTATAACGTCCGACTCGGAAAAAGACACTCCGCCTACAGTTCCCGACAACTTATGCGTCTGGATAGAGTCGAACATTTTAGATATGTAATTCTCGGAAACTGAATACATTTTAAAACTCCATAGCTTTAACGGAGACCGTGAAGAGTCCGTTAGTATTTGCCGCCCACTCCGAATACTCAACGAGTCCGTCCTGATAGCCTCGCAGTCGTACTGTGTAGGTCGTTCCCATATAAAGCATCGAAACGGACTCCAACTGACAGAGCCCCTTCAATATGTCCTTCTTTGCCGATGAGAGGTTAAAGGTAAAATTCCAAGTCTTCTTGGATGCCCTGACCATAGTAACAAGGTCTGTCCCTGCCTCGGACTGCGATACGTTCTCGATCGTGTCCGAGGTCATTGAGACTGTCTTCGGGTTCGGAAAGTCCACTCCGTTAAATTTCAGATAATAACCAAGCATTAGTGACCTCCGCTCAAGTAGTTATGTCTGTCAAGTGCATCAACGACAAGCGTGTCAACGTGTTCTCCGCCTATATAGATGGGGAATACCCACGTTCCACCGCTTGCAGTACCTCCGACTGCGGAGATTGCCTGCTCTATCCTTGACATATTGCCTTCATAGTTCGGAGTAACGCCTCCGACCATAGCCTGCTCGCCTGCACTCCAACCTGCCCCGACTATGGCGGCAGTCTGGCTCATTGCTCTTGCTAATGCAGGTTGTTTTTCTTCCATCGACTTGATGAACGTGTCGATCATATCTCCGCCTGACTCCGAGAAGTCCGACAACGGGCCGAGGTCAGGCTCCGAGAAGTGCAGGAACTTGGCAATCGTTGATGCCACGTTCTTGACCGCTCCCGTGAGCTTGCCAATCATCGACTTTATACCTTCGATAAAGCCTTTTATCATATCTGCTCCCCATTCTCCTGCGGCAGTTATGATCTTCCCGAAGGCATCTCCGAGGGACTTGAGGAGCTTGTCTTTACCCTCGCCCAAGAAGTAAGACCCCATCTCAAATACGATCTTTCCAAGGGCCTTGATAATCTCAACGATTATCTTGGGGAGATTGGTAATCAGAGCCAACAAGAGCGTGACTCCTGCCTCGATAATCTGCGGAAGTGCGTCTCCCGTCAGGAATTTTACGATGCCCGTGATTATTTCTGGGAGACGTTGAATAAGTTTCGGAAGGTATGTGATAAGACTCTGGGCAAGAGTAGTTATCAGGGTCAATGCTGCTTGGAGTATCTGCGAGAGGCATCCTTCGGACAAAAGCGTCTCGACAAAGGTCAAGATGGCATCTATGGCGGCAGGGATGAGGATAGGAAGTGCCTGCGTGAGACCATCGAGGAGACCCGTGATAATGGAAGTCGCTCCTAACACCAATTTTTCGATGTTTTCCGGACTCAAGAATGAAGTCACGAGCGTATCAATTACAGATAACGCACCTTGAATTAGAAGGGGTGCGTTCTCTATAAGACTATTACAGAGCGTAGATAGCAGTTGAACCGCAAGCGGAATGACTACGGGCAAGAGTACGGAGATCGAATTCGTCAGGCTCGTGAAGAGGCTCGTAAAAGCCGAAATAAACGAGTCTGCATTCTGGCTTATCGAATTTGCCAGTTGCTCGATGAGAGTACCAACCATTGATATGAGTTGTGGTGCGACCGACATCAAAGCAGGGAGCAGAGCGGAAATGACCGACTGAACGACTGCTAATATCTTCGGGAAGTAGGTCTCAACGAGCGAGACCGCCTTCGGAGCGAATGACTCAATGACGGAGGACATTTTCTCAACGTCTCCGTCCGTTTGAGCTAACGCACCCGAAAACTCGCCCAAGAGGTTTACTCCCTCACCGCTCAAGTCAGAGAGGACGGGGAGTAAAACACCGCCCATCGACTGCTTGACCGCTTGAGCCGAGTTCTTGAGCCTCTGCATATTGTCATCAAACTTGCCGAACTTGTCTATCGTCTCATCGGACATTACATATCCGACTTTGTTTGCCTCGTCAGCGAGTTTTTGGAACCCTGCCGAACCCTCCATTATGAGAGGGTTGAGTTCTTTTGCGGACTTGCCGAAAAGCTCCATTGCCTTGGCATCACGTTCACTTTCGTTCTCGATCTTGCCTAAAGCGTCAATGGACTGCCAGAATATGTCCTCGGTTGACTTCAACTGACCGCTTGCATCCCTGACCGAGATGCCTAAAGCCTTGAACTTGTCCGCACCTTTATCGGACATCATGGTCTTTTGCATCTTGGTCATTGAGCCAGTTATTGTCTCGGTCGAAACGTCAAGAAGTTCGGAGGCATAATTCAGCTCTTGGAGGGTCTTTGTTGAGAGTCCGGTTGTCTTGGACATCGTGGCGAGTTCGTCTGCGAGCTTGGAAGTGTCGGACGTTGCCGATATGAGTCCCTTACTTGCCGCTGCCGTGCCTGCGACTATTGCAGCTCCCAGAGCTGCTGCCGCAGTCGCTGCCGCCTTCATTGCAGCAGATGCGACCTTGCCTGCGGTCTCCGCAGCGTTACCAAGTCCCTCGTACTTGTCTCCTGCGTCCTCCGCTTGGTCTCCTGCGTCCTCTGCTTGGTCTCCTGCGTCCTCCAAAGCGTCTCCGCTTGAGTTCGCCTCACTCTCCAAGTCGGACAAGGATGCCTCGGTCTTGACGATCTCTGCCGTGAGGGATGCGTACTGCTCCTCGGTAATGTCTCCACGCTCAAGAGCGGCATTCGCATCCTCTGCGACCTGACGCATAATGTCTAACTTCTCGGAGGTCTGTTGTATCTGTTTAGTGAGTAAAGCCTCTTTTTGAGCCAACAACTCGACATTAGTAGGGTCAAGTTTTAACGCCTTGTCAACGTCCTTTAAGGCAGACGTGGTCTTATTGATTGACGAGTTCGCCTCTTGGAGTGACTTCGTCAGTCCTGACGTTTTACCCTCGATGTCAACTGTAATTCCGAGAATTTTGTTCGCCATCTTCGACTCCTATCTGGCTACAAAGAAAACGCAGAGTCAAAGTCGCTCTGCGTTGCCTTATAGTCATATTTTTCGTGATCGTTTGCCGCCTCGATCATCACGTCACAAACCTCTCCGTAGTCAAGGTCGAAGAGTTCTCGGAATGAGAACCCCAACTGCTTGCACCGGAGGAAGTATATTGACGTGTTATACTCACGATCGAGGGGCCTTTTCAGTTTTTTGGTGTACTATGTGTCTTTGCTCCTGCCTGCCATATATCCATGACCTCTCCCGTTACTGTCAGGAGTTCGT